TTTCTCTTGGGTTACTAACTACTACAATTACAGTATAAACGAAACGGAGTTTTTGGTCAACCAGATTATTCTAAGCTAACAATCCACTTTTCCACGGTGCCGTACAAGTTGATCATCATGGCATCTCGGCTGCTAAACACCATCAAGCTGGTAAGTTTTTTGTTGTCCACCATATAGTAAGGTGCAGTAAGATGGTGATCCAGTCGGAGATAGATCCAGGGAGGTATGCCTTGTTTTGCAAAATCAAACTGCCAGAATTCAATATCTAGGTCGTTGACCAACACAGCATATCCAGTCCAACTCAATCTCAATCCGCCAGTGGATCTACTATCTTGCCACCAAGTGACTAGAGCTTCTCCAAGAGACGGACGTGCGTCTGGAGACAACTGAGCTAAAAACTGTTGGGTATAGTTAAGGCGAGACATCAGGGTAAACTTGTTGCCCCTGTGTCAAAAGCACCACAGTGAACTTGTTGGTCTTGAATTGAGTGTTTAGCTTCTTAGCTAAATTTTTGGCATGCCCGGGATTAGAGAACGAAACTTTTTTGTACTTGGGACCCGGATACTGGGTCAACATGTTGCCAGTTTTTAAGTTGATTGGTTGGTTGTCAAAAAACACCGCCCAGATACCAGCACTTTCTAAAACTTGCTCAGTCTTGTAGGTTTGTTTGCTAATAAGTTCAACTAATACTTTGGGTTTGGGTCTTGACATGGATGTTCTCTTTGCACTTATTTAGCATAATATATGCAGTTTTAGAACGTCTTGCCTGTCAATTCTACAGTTATAACTTCTTCTTTCTGCAGCTGATCTCTCAACTCATTGACTACCAACAATAGCTTGGTAATGTCTGCATGCAAGTCTTTGGCATCGCGCAAGGTCATTTGTAGATCTCGTTGACCGCGAGCTTCGGCAGCTTTGATAGCATCAACAAATCGATGTATGTGCAGACTCATGGTTTAAACTCCACATAGGGTGCAATATCGTTATCAAATATTTGTGCCATTTGACGCCATAATGCTTGCTGTTGTTCAACAGTCATTCCTGACCCACGCTTGTCGCCAGCTTGTTTGGTTAGGCCGTAATCGTGCCGGTAAGTGTAGCACATTGAGGTAATAATATCTTCACGAGTTTTTGGCATTGTGTACCTCTTGGATCATGCGGTTCTTCCACTGCACAGCATCTTCTTCGTAGTCAAAGTGCGGGCTGAGTTCAAGGTCTTCGTTGTGATCTTCCACCCATACCCAGCAGTCGTTGTACTCGTCATTGATCAGTTTCATGGTCTTCAACAGTTTCTATTAGTTCATCAACACCAGTTCCGCACACCAGATCGTAGGTGACGTCACCTACTCTCCAAGTTTCTGTCCATAGATGCTGATTGTTGCTGGATTCAGACGGCACGAGCCTTAGCATGGTCAAGGTCTTTTCGCGCTCTGCACCTTGGATCACACGCATCTTGTTGAGCAGGCCTGCACGTCTTAACAACGCACGGGCTTGATCTTTGGTCATTTTGGAAGCAAAGTCAATCATTTTTGTTGCCAAACAACTGCAACAGACTCATGAACAAGTTGATAAAGTTTAGATACAGACTCAGTGCACCTGCAACTTCTGCATTGTTGCTGTTGGATTCACTGAGTTGTTGTCTAATATTTTGTGTGTCATAGGCCGTAAGTCCCAAGAACACAATCACTGCAATGGCACTGATCACCATCTGTGCAACTGTGCTGCCAACAAAGATGTTGATCACGCTGGCAATCACAATAGCAATCAGCCCCACAAACAAGAACTGACCAATGCTGGTCAAATCTCGTTTGGTAAAATATCCATAAAAGCTCATGACGCCAAACAACACTGCGGCGCCCATAAACGCAGTAAAGATGCTGACTGATGTGTACACTGCAAAGATGGTGGCCATGCTCAGACCCATCAAGGCTGCAAAACCATGCAACATCAACTGCGCCGCAGATTTAGAAACTTTGTGCAGAGAAAAACTCAAGGCCAACACAGCCACTAAGGGTGCAAATATGATCACCCACTTCAGTGCTGTGCCAAACAACACAGCCATCAATGCCGGGCTGGTTGATACTATGTAGCTGATCAACATACTGGTCAACACTGCCAATCCCATGTGTTTGTACACACCAGCCATGGCAGTGTTAACATCAGACGCTGATTTGTAAATTACAGATGTTGTCATTTTAATTCCTTTGTTAAAAATTGTTCAAGCTCAGGAGCAGTCCAGCCCACTGGCTTTAGTACTTTGCCATCTTCACGCTTGCGCACCTTACCAGTTTCTTTGTCAATTTTGGCAAAGTTAGTTTTCATAACTTCTTTCCAGGCACCCTCGGCATCTGCGCCCATACTGTGAACAGCACCAATGGTAACAACAAGTATGTCGATCAACGCATCTAATGTTTCTACTTTATCGTGTTGTCCCACTGCATCACCTAATTCTCTACATTCTTCTTCTATTAGCTTCATGTAAAGATCAAATTGCTCTGTGTTAAACTCGTTGACACTTTGGTCGCAGGCTCGCATGAATTTTTCTTGATCACGAAACGGATTTGTCATTTGCTTCTTCTTTAGAATGAAAGGGTCCTTGGTACTTATACCGTTCAAGTACAATAAGTTTGGGGTTTTGCACAGCCTTCCAGGCACGATGCTGTTTGACCATGTACCAGCCTGCGGCAAACCATGATTTGCTTTTGTTGCTGGTAGTAAACAATGGCAATTTGTGCTTGACGTCCCAGATGGGATTGTACACACGGCATCCGGTGTCATAGCCATGAACTTGATGGCTGAGTTCTTTGGTTTTCTTTGTGGCAGGTTCAAACTCAACCTGTTCACGATTCCGCAACATGGGAATGGTTTTGTAGTTGGCAGTTTTGTTGCGAATGGTGATTTGATAACCATCATCCACTGCCTGAATGTTGCCGACTTTTTGATCGTCCTGCTTCAGGATCCAATACTGGTTAGCTACCACTGGTTTGGCGTGTATCATATAATACTCCTTTGTATGTATTGTTCATCCAACGACCCACTGCATCTGCATGGTCGCTGAGTTTGTTCAGCTCGTACTTGCCACAGAACTTTAAAAAGTGAGCACCCACCATGCCCACGTCTCTGTGAATTACCTGTTCGCGGATAGCTGTGTCTACAACATCTTTGATGTCCTGGGGTTGTGCAGTAAGGTCAATTAGAGCCACGTTACGCTCGTAATCTTCCAACACCTTGTGTTCCACTTGCTCATGGTCAGTCCAACGTTGCAACATCATGTTGTTCCACGCATAGCCTTTTTTGCCACGATCTTCAAATGCTTCTGTAATACCCACACGATTCTTTGTGCCTTTGACTGGGGCACCTGGATACGCTGAGAACACATTGTCACCAGGATCGCCTCGCACACATTTCAAAAACAACACCCACTTTTGATAGTCCACAGGTGCAATAAAGTAAGGGTCAGATTTACCAACCTTGATCTTTGAATTGCTTTCAATTGTAAAACTTAGATTCTTGCCCTTGCCGTCCTTGACACCGTCGACACTGAACAAGTGATCATTGACACCGTTGTAGAGTCGCACATTAGGTGCCACCAACTGAACGAAGTCAGAATCTGTGCTTACAATAGTGTGGTCATCTTGGGGGTGTAAAGCTATCCAACGTGCAATGACATCATCCGCTTCGGCTGTTGCGCAACGGATCACACTGCAATTGGTTTTTGTAGACAAGTATTTAGTCAGCTCGTCGTATGTTTCCCAGAACAGTTTGTCTTCTTCTGCTTCTGTTTCACTCATGGCGCCACGGGCCACAGCACGGTTGGCCTTGTAGGGTTTGTAGTAGTCCTTGCGCCAGCTACGTCCTTCTAGTGCGAATACCACGTGATCTGCACCCAAATCACGTGCTACCTTGTTGGCACTCATGATGGTCAGGTGTAGTGCAAAGCCCAGCTTGGTCCAGGTATCTGCTGCTCTGTGTGCTTGATGTCTAGCACGAAAGAACATGTTGCTGGTGTCAATAAGTAGGTATTTCATCAGGCCTTAAGAGTTGATTGGTCTTGATGTATTGTAACAGATATTCGCCCCAAAAGCAATGGGCATTGGCCCCAAAATGCCAACTTTCGGGATTTACTGTGGCAAAGCCCTGCTGTCTTAGTACAAAATCGTACGTTTTGGCGTGATCGTAAGGAGCCATATAACTTGTGCCCCAGTCGTACTGTTGTTTGATTCCTTCAAAATGACTGTTGCCATTGAACATCAGGTGCCGGATACCCTGGGATTCTAGTTCTTTGTGAAACTGCCAAATATCATCATGTGCTTGTTGCCTACACTGATCCCAGTCTATGTCCACAACAAACTCGCGATATCGTTCTTGTAGTTCTTTGGGTACATGGTCTATGCCACTGGCGTTGACTTGATAGTCTTGACCATTGTGCCACCATTCTTCTCGTTCCCAAGTAGTCCACTGTATGACCATGAAGCAGTCTTTGACAGCATCTGGATTTTGCTCAATCCATTCTCTTGTGGTACGCATGATTCTGGTATTGCTACATCCTGCTTGTGCGTCCAGATACAGTATAGCACGTAACCAGTTGGCCAGTTCGCAACTGTAACTAGCTCGTTCGTTGTCAGGATGCGGTTGTCGTCCCAGTCCCCAGAACACACCATCGTCCTGTGCCCACGCATGTGGGTTCACACATTCAGCCGCGGCGGAGTGACTGTTCCCGTTCGAATATAATAGCATGTGCAGGACTTGTGTTGATTTCGTTGATCAAGATATCAGCCCAGGCTTGGTGACCAGCAGGCTCAAAATGTTGCCATCCAGGAGTGAGTTCTTCGTAGTTGTGTTCAATACAGAATGGCACATAGCATTGTCGTTCATTGTAAGGGCAGAAAAAACAGCAATGCCAGTCCAGCCATTCTTTTTCGCTTTCAATCTGAAAGTGATGAAATGCATTGAAAAACAAATGTGGAATTTTTCGTTCGTACATCCACATGTGCAAGTTGTAGATCTTGTTGTGCCAGTAGTAGCTCATGACTCTGTGCCAGTTGGGATCTTTCTGAATGTGATTTTTCCAAAACTGATATCGCCTACGGAATTCGTTGGGTATCTGTTGTCCCACGTCTAGTTGGTTGATCTCATGGAATTGATTTTCAAAATACCACTGTTCTCGGCCGTGTTCACTCCAACCAATTACAACCAAATCTGGTGCCGGGTTGGATTGCAAGTATTCCCAGGTTGACTGATAGATCAAGTCGTTGCTAGCGCCGCTGACTGCCAAGTTTGTTGCAGTAGCGCCATAATAGTCTGTAATGACTCCGGCCATTCCAAGCTTTTTGTCATCCAGTTCTTCGCCTCCCATGTTGGAGTCGCCATTGAATAAGATATGCATTGGTTTTGCCTCAAGAAGCAGGATTGGTTCCGCGAGTCAGTTCCTTTTCTGCTTCAGCCGCCGCCGCACGTTTGCGTAAACTGCTGCTGGAGAAAGAATGATCTCTGCTGTTGAACACATGCTCTATGCCCAGGCCTGCACCTTCGTTGCGTCCAGTAAAGTTGGTGTCTTCGTACTCTTTGCCCAGGATGCGTACATCAATGGGCAAGGTCAGAATCAAGTCAACCAAGTCTCGCTCTGTGGTGTACACCACAATCTCGTCCACAAATCTACAGGCACTGAGCTGTATCTGTCGCTCCACAATGCTTTGCACAGGAGCATTTTTGATGCCTGGCCGATCAACGCTGGCGTCAGTTTGCAGGCCTGCAATTAGATAATCGCAGTGATTCTTGGCTTCAGCCAACATGGCAATGTGTCCAGCATGCAACATGTCAAATTGACTGAATGTGATGCCGATACGTTTGCCCTGGGCCTTGAGTTCTTTGATGTGATTAAAAATCATGATACTTCGCTTCTCCCGTCGCCAATGTTGCGACTCTGTACATAAATGCCGGAATTCTTGATAGCTTGTTCTTGTTCCCAGGTTTCCATCACAACGTGTCTACACACGTTCTGGAACCACTGGTCTACTACGTCATTATCAGACTTGCCTTGATATCCAGCTCTGATCAAGTTGGCCACAAACTTGTCGTTCCAATCCAGTTCAAACGCTCCTTGATGCAGATTCTCTGGATCCACATCCATGCTGAGCACAGCCACATAAGGTTCGCCACGTTCTGTGGCCAGTTCTTTAGCAGATTTTTCTGGAGCCTTGGTCTTTGGCTTTGGTGGCGCCGGTTCGGGTTTTGGTGCAGTGGGTTCGGGATTCACATTGGCTTTTACGCCAAACAAACTTTTGATCTTGTCAAACATTTATTTCCCCCAACCATTGCCCCAAAGATCCACATGCAGACGCGGACTGTACCAGTAACCGCGCTTGAGTGCTTCGTCGGCTACATTGATTCTGTTGCCATCGTACACACTGACCACACCGCCCACAGGCATCACAAACACAGGACCAGCAAAGCCTGCCAGTCGATACTCGTCTACAGCTTGATCCAGTTCGTCAAAGTCTGAGACTTTCTCAACCACAAACTTGAGATAAGCAATGCCATGTGTTTCATAGTTAAACACAATTTCTGGACGAATAGCTTCTTCACGTTTTTCGCCACTAACACTGAGCTTGGGACTGACACTGAATGTGATCTCACCGTGCCAGTCATCTAGATACAGTCTAAACTCTCTTGACAGCTCCTGAGTACCATTGGTCTCAAATGTGATGTGTCGCAAGCCACGTGCATGCAACAAGTCCAACAGTTCAGGATACGCACGTTGCCAGCCCAGCAAGGGCTCTCCGCCTGTGATCACCAGGTGCACAGGATTTCCATTGGGCTGCAACCAGTTGCCATGTGGCAATAGTGCAGCCATTTTGTCCACCAGTTGTTCAGCAGTGTACGTTGGACTCAAGTGCTTGAATGCAGGATGCCAGCTTGCATAGCTGTCACAACCTGTGTTCACCAGTGGTAGTTCTTCAAAAGTTTTGTACAGTTCCACAGTCTTGGATACTTCATCTGCTTCTGTGCTCTTCTCGCCGGGCTTACAACCAAACCCTGAACAGGTAAAGTTACAACCAAACATGCGAAGGAACACACTGGGTACACCAACGTATCGGCCTTCGCCTTGTGCAGAATAGAATAGTTCTGATACTTTAAATTTCATATTATAACCTTTTTAGTGTACAATCACTGGTTTTTGTTTTGACCAGATTATTAGATTCTTGTGCAATTTTAACACGAACTTCTTGCTTTGTCACGCTGCCTGGTAAAACTGTATCTAACCAGATTAGGTGTTCTGCTGGGGTAGGATGGCCGTCTTCTCGATCAGCCCATCTTTCTGGAAACAAAACTTCTCTGAAACTTGGCAACCAGCCTTCAAACACATCTTTATATAGGTCAACTACATCTGGAAAGAAACTTTTCTTGTCAGGATCCCATTGATCTATTTGCCAAGTAGTTTGATCCATGCTGGTAAAATGCCAGTTTACTCCCTTGAGTTCCAGCAACACTTTTACTGCTTTGATAAACGCCGCATCTCTAATCAAATATCCACGCTCGGTTACCTTTTCTTTTACAAACTTTTGATTGTAAAGTTCAGTGGTATACATGTTGCCATATGTTTGCCAGCGGGTAGTATAATGATCATTTCGCATGACATTGGTCCAACTAACAATAACAGTATCATTGGGTTCAAACTGACTACGCTGGTCTGCTTCCATTACACTGTTGAAGATGTAGTGATTGCCAGCACCACCTTGACCCCAATTTTGATACTCGTCATAATGAGCACCCAAAATGTCTGCCCACGTACTCCAGCGATAGTTTGTAAAACTACAACCAAAAGTAAAAAGACGACTCATACCTTACGTGCTTTGACCAACAGATGCCAGCCTAGATATTCTCGCACAGCTTGACGATGAGAGTCAGTCATGGTTTCAAACCAAGGTTCTAATTCATAACGGCCTGCCTTGTACGCATCTACATTGTACATAAAACAGTGGTCTTGACGTAAACGTTCAATGTACCAGCCGTTGTCACTGTTCATCAATTGATGGATTTCATCTTTGGAGAATGCTTGTGCGTATGGGCAGCCTGCTTGTGCTTCAAACTGGTCAAGACCCTTTTGGATCATGGCATACTTCCAGGAGTTCTTGGCGTATACCATGTAGCGGAATTCACCACCATATTTGACCACTTCATGTACATTGTTA